ATGGTCGACAGTCTGGAAGAGTGGGAGGACTACAACCCGTATTCGTTGCGGCCGTTTGGTTATCGCCCAGTGTGGATTGGTTACGACCCCTCAGAGGCCAATGGCGGTGATAGCGCCGGTTGTGCAGTGATTGCACCGCCATTGGTGCCGGGTGGCAAGTTTCGCGTATTGGAGCGCCACCAGTGGAAAGGAATGGATTTTGAAGCGCAGGCCAAACATATCGAAGAATTGACGCATAAATATTGTGTGGAATACATCGGTATCGATGCGACCACTGTCGGCCAAGGCGTTTTCCAGTTGGTGCGCCAGTTCTTCCCGGCCGCAAGGGAAATCAAGTACACCCCTGAAATCAAAACCGCCATGGTGCTGAAAGCCAAGCACACCATTAATAACGGCCGTCTGGAATATGACACCGGCCACACCGATATCACCCAGTCATTTATGGCCATTCGCAAGACCATGACCGCCAGCGGCGCGCGTTCCACCTATGTTGCCAGCCGCAGCGAAGAAGCCAGCCACGCCGACGTGGCGTGGGCGATTATGCACGCCCTGCTAAATGAACCCCTTACTGCCATTAATGGCAGCCACAGCCCGAATATTTTGGAGTTTAACGGATGAAATCAATGACTTTTACTACTGGTCAAATTGACGGCCTGCGCGAACATTTTGATAACTCAGCCTTTGACTATCAAAAGACGTGGTATCGGGTGGGGCTGACCGGCACAGACCGCAGTCTCACTAAATCGCGGCAGATTGGGGCCAACTGGTTTTTCGCTTTTGAAGCGTTACTGGATGCCATCACCACTGGCCGCAATCAGCATTTTTTAACCTGCACCAGACCACGCGCCCTGAATACCCGCGCTTATATTGCCGAGTTTTGCCGAGTAGTTGGGGTAAACATGCACCCATTCTCGCCGAGTAACATGCTGCTAGGTAATGGCGCGCTTATCGCCTTTCACGGTGAAAACAGTCACGCCGCCGCTCATGCCGGGAATGTGTATCTGGGTGAATATGCATGGGCTGAAAACCCGCGTTCAATACTGCAAATGGCTAAGGGGATGGCAATGCACAAAAATCATCGTTTAACGCTCTATACCACCCCCTCCCGCTCACATACTGCGTTCAAGATTTGGAATGGTTCACTGCAACGCCCACGAAAAGCAGCGCCGGTGATACACACAAATAACGGCGTTTTTTGTGCTGATGGTGTATTTCGTCAATCGGTCACGGCTGATGCTGCTATTGAGCAAGGCTGCACATTATGGAAAAAGGATTGGGATAAAGATTGGCTGAAAAAACACATGACGGCGGATGATTTCAAGCTCTTATATTTATGCGACTGGTCACAAGCGGCAAACAATACAGGGGAAGTGAAATGAGTAAGCGCAAAGGTCGCAAGGCATTGAGTCGCCCGGTAACCAATCACACCGCCAGCCAACAGCAACCGGTTGAGGCGTTCACCTTTGGCGAACCCTCCGCCGTTCTCGACAAGCGGGAAATACTGGATTACATCGAATGCACCGGCAACGGAAAATGGTATGACCCGCCGATTAGTTTTGACGGGCTGGCGCGCAGCTTCCGGGCGGCAGTGCATCACAGCTCACCGCTGTATGTGAAGCGCAATATTCTGGCGAGTACCTTTATTCCACATTCGATGCTCAGTCAGCAATCATTTAGCCGCTATGCACTGGATTATCTGGTGTTTGGCAATGCGTTTTTAGAGGTTCGCCGCAATCAACTTGGCGCGCCACTGCGCCTCGACCCCAGCCCGGCCAAGTACACCCGCCGTGGATTAGAAAAAGATTGCTATTGGTTTGTGCAGAACTGGAAAAATGAACACCTGTTTGAAGCTGGTAGCATTTTCCACCTGATAGAACCCGATATCAATCAGGAACTTTATGGCCTGCCGGAATATCTCAGCGGCTTAAATTCGGCTTGGCTCAATGAAGCGGCCACACTGTTCCGCCGCAAGTATTACCAGAATGGCGCTCACGCGGGATACATCCTGTATATGACTGATGCGGCGCAAAGTAGCAGCGATATTGAGGCGATGCGTAAAGCGATGCGCGATACCAAAGGGTTGGGCAACTTCCGCAACTTATTTATGTATGCGCCCAATGGCAAAAAAGACGGCATCCAGATTTTACCGTTGAGTGAAGTCGCCACCAAAGATGATTTTTTTAATATCAAGAACGCCACCCGCGACGACCTGCTCAGTGTGCACCGGGTGCCGCCGCAGATGATGGGGATTATTCCCAACAATACCGGCGGTTTCGGTGACGTGGCGAAAGCCTCACAAGTCTTTGTCCGCAATGAGTTAACGCCGCTGCAAGAACGATTGAAAGAGGTGAATGACTGGATAGGGGAAGAGGTGATCCGGTTCAAGCCTTATGAACTGATAAGCGAGGATTAACATGGGACGTAAAGCACCAACACTACCACCATACCAACCCGGCGACACAGTGAAGAGGCCCGCACCACCACCGCAGCCACCGCAAAAATGCGAGTGCTCAGGCTGCTATCGTCAGCGAATGGGATTAGGTGGGTATCAGCCTCATAGTTGTAGCACCGTCAGATGATTGCAGCACCACACCATAGCCGCCGAACCGGGCGGCTTTTTCGTGCCTGAAAAGTAGCGACTCTGACCTTACGCGCCATACGCCACCAGACGCCCGTCACGCCCTCACACCCCATGAACACGCATTGATTCCCAACCCAACAGAACGCAGCACCACGGCCCGCTCAAGATCGATAAATAAGGGTATCAAAACCCTTTGCGCGCAATGCTATCCCCGCCACGCCTGCGCGCTTTGCAGGTCGCTTTTCATGCACTTGCATTAGGTATAGAGAACCGCGCCGGGACTAGGGTTAACTGGGAGTTTCTGGCTCAGGTTTATCATGCAAAATCATGCACTATATGCATGCATGACTTAAACGAGCTCTTTATCCCCTGTCCTAGTAGTTCTCTAATCAAAGTGATAATCTCGTGAAAATATAATGTTATTGTCCACCGTCCACTCGGAGATATCTTGATGGCAACTGCTGCCGGAATCACATACATTCCTCTTAGTCAACTCGAACTCGATGAGGAAAACCCCCGCCTTCCTGAGATTGCAGGCCGTACACAGATTGAAATGATGAATTATATAGCGACTACAACATCCATAGAGGATTTGATGAGCGCTATAGCTGAAAATGGTTTCTTTCCGGGAGAACCACTTATTGCGGTTCCGAAGGGCGACAAATATGTAGTCGTCGAGGGTAATCGCCGCTTAACCGCAGTAAGACTAATTCATGACCCACGCAATTGTGACAGACCAAGTTCTCGGATGCTCACTATCGCCGGGAATATGGTAGACAAACTTGATACGTTGGAGAGTTTACCTGTAATAGTGAGAGATAGTCGGTCTGAAATTTTACCATATTTAGGATTCAGACATATTACCGGAGTTAAGCAATGGGAGCCCCTTGCTAAAGCTAGATATATTGAACAACTATTCAATTTAACACCAGATGATATAGAAACAGGCGAACGTTATTATAATGTTGCAAAAGCGATTGGTAGCAGAAAAGATCATATAAAAAGAAACCTAGATGCTCTGGCTGTATATAAAGTAATGGAAAGCCATGATTTCTATAACATAGACAAGTTAGATGAAGAGTCTATTAAATTTTCAATACTTTCGACTGCATTAGCAGACGATAGGATTGGACGATACATTGGGATTTCTTATACTGACCAATATGGGGATGTAATTCCAAACAATCCAATCGTCAACCCAAGCCATTTAAAAAGAGAGGAAACAGAAGAACTAACCAGATGGCTATATGAAAAAGATGAAAAGGGTCGAACAAGAGTTGGTGAATCTCGTAATATTAGAGAATTAGCAGCAGTAATTGAACATAGTAAAGCACTAACTAACTTTAAGAATGGTGCTGACCTGAAGGTTGCTTATCAACTAACTTCTGATATTAGCAAAGACTTTTTAGAGTTATTATTCAAAGCCGAGAGTGTCCTCATTGAAGCGGCCGGTATGGTAGCAACTATTGACTATGATAAAACGTCTCATGATGTTGCAAGACGTATAAGTAAAAACATCATAATGATTGGTAAAGCTATAGCTGATAAAAATGTGAAGGATGACAATGAATTTTAAAGTCGGAGATATTCTTCCAAACACGCCCCATTTATTCGCTGACCTTGCAGAGTTAGTAACTCTAATAAATTTCAGTGGGCGTAATGATTTGCACAAGAATGATTTGATAACTCTTAGCACACAAAGTAACACAAGTATTGATGAAATTGACCAAGAGCAAATAGATATTAGTAGAGAGGGTAGTGATGCTGAACGAAGTGACCGACAAGAAAGACAACTTGAAGATGTCTGGACACAACTAGAGTATAGACAAAGTTCTTTAGGTGATGCTTACCCTTTTATAATCGAACGCGACTTTATTTCATTAAAAGAAAATCTAACACCGACCCAAAGAGTTTATAACTTGCTTGTTGCCTGTTCAAGATTATGGTCATTTAAAAGTAATCGCGGACTTATGCAAAAATGGGCGAAATACTTTACCATTGTGAGCAAATATTCCCTAACTGCACTACTCCCCGCACATGCAAGCGTTCGTATCTTTGATGCAAATTCTGACGACAGAAGAAATTATTATGGGACAGACCTTAGACAAGCACTACGTATTTTAGGCAAGGATTTAGCTGTTCCCTCTATAATCGAAGCTGAGTGTGATAAAGCAGACTCTTCAGGTGATGCTGGATTTGATCTAATCGCAACAGTAGATTTCTTAGATGGCCTAAGTAGTAACTTTGGTATTCTAGGTCAATGTGGGGCGCAAGGAAAAGAATGGCCTAAAAAAACGCTAGAGGCACATGCTATTAAACTTAGGACATATTACCAAGTTCACTTTGATCATCCAGCAGTAATGTTTACACCAGTATTTTATAGGGATTCTGTTGGAGATTGGGTTGATAGCAGCTGTTGCCCAGGAGTGATCATTTTAGATCGTGCAAGAATTCTACATTTATTAGCTAAAACAAACCACATCGAGGAAATTATAGCCTTCGAGTGGTTTAGTGATTTTGAGAACGCAATAAATACGATGGTATTAGAGTAAATTACTCCCAAATAAAATTAGGTAATGCTTTGGCCACAGCTTCAAATAAAGGTGGTGGTACTGCATTACCAACTACAGTGTATTTCATATTCAAAGATCCAGCCTCTGTATCCGGAAAAATAAAATCTGAAAAACCTTGAAGTAACGCAGCTTCCCTATAGCTAAAGCGCCTTGCTCTTCTATCTTCAACGAAGCGCCACTCATCTGCCTGTACCTTTATAAGTTCAGGACTAATTGGGTGTAATGGCATATGCCTTGCGTTTGCGACAATAGTTTTTGATATCTGCCCCCAGTCTTGTCGGCGATTTCGAGACATATAATACCAATGAAAACCTAAATCATAGAATTCGCCTGTAGGCCATTCAGGTAAATGCCCGATGGCATCTTTTATGCTTACAAATGGCTTTATCGCATTGTCACCATGGGTCGGCTCAGGAAATACATATCCGGTGTTAAAATCATTTCGAATTCCAACAATAAATATCCTTTTTCTTTCCTGTGGAACTCCATACTCAGCCGCATTCAAAACTTTTACGGATACACGATATCCAGCATCAGTAAATACTTTGATTTGGTCTTCTAGTAAATGCTGAAAATTCTTTCTTACCATCCCAGAAACATTTTCAACAATAAAAGCCTTGGGTTTTATATCGTTCAATGCTCTTGCAAACTCAAGGTATAGAGTGTTTATCTTACGATCAGCTTTACGCACACCACCTTGGCTGAAACCTTGGCACGGATAACAGCCGACTAAAAGATCAGATTTAGGAAATGATGTTACATTGGCGATACTGCCTAAAACATAATCAGTTTCTGGATGATTAGCTAGGTAAACATCTCTCGCATAGGGCAAGATATCGTTAGCCATGAGCACATTAAAACCAGCATTGATAACACCGGCATCGGAACCACCACATCCAGAAAAAAGGGAAACTACAGTAGGCATTTTACCTCCAAGCAAAACTTGCGGCATTATACTGTAAATATAGAATCTACATAAGGCTTTGTAGTCTTTACACCAACCATATGATTTAAAATCAAAAAAACACTAAAAATCAGCAATTTGCAATAGAGTAATTTAATTTTTGTTTTCCCAAAATAACTCTTTAGCTTCTTCTGCTAACTCCGATATCCACACCAGTGCCACTTCCCGGTCTCTATTTTTCATCTCATCACCGGCTGACATTCTAGCTATGAGGTCTATACGTTCAAGCAAAACTAGCCCATCTAAATCCATCACCTAATAATCTCCCAGCACTTATACATACTGTGTTTATATACAGTATACTATGCACTTTTTAAGAAAACTTCTATATAAATATATGGTTTTACTTGAGTAAAAAATCTTGGTTTAAAAAGCAGGCTGTTGAACAACAAGCCTTTTATGCATAAAAGCAGTGAACACAGCGCGTCACATTACATATTTAATTTTCAGCGTGACGCGTCACAATGGTTTAATTGCGCTAATCAATAGACTGTTGATACCTTTGGTCTGCCAGCAAGCCGCCTCGCCCCGCAAGCAACACCCATTTGGGTCGCCCGGCAAGGTATCGCCACATTTGCCGCAACGTTGTTTACCCAATTCAGCCAGTTGCTCTTTTAGTCGCTGGTTATCTTGTCGAATCAGGAGCGCGATATATTCCGGTAAATCATAGGCGGGCCGGAACAAACGCCGGGCGGCCATGCCCTCGGTTAACATGGCGTACTCTTCCGGTTCAAGCCGGGCGCGAATCTCATTGATACCGGCAGATTTATCACGCTGGCGCTGTGCCTGTTTGCGGGTATTTGCAGCGGTTTTAGTCATGGTTTTTCTCTCAGGTAGATTAATCATCGAATTCCGGCCAGTCGGACAGCGCCGGGTAATGGATCACTGCATCGCCAACAGCCATTTTTGCCCCACGGGCTAACGATTCCAGCTCCCAGCGTTGGGCGCTGATATCTTTCAACAGTAAATCGTTGCGGATTTGGGGGATGCGCTGGCGTTCTTCGCGGGTTAAACGGGCCGATGGCGCAATAAGTCGGCCCTTGGTGGGGTCATAACTGCGTTGCATCTTGCTTATCGTTGGCTGCTTCTCTTTAACGCGGGCCACAATCGCCCTCACGGCGGCAGTGTCCGACCAGTCAATAACGGCGTCCGGTGGGTATTCCATCGCCATCACAGGCGTTTTAGCCTGCCCGTTGGGGTCATTTGGCGCTTGGGTGTTTCCACCTAACCCACAGTTATTGACAGGACTCCGAGGCGCGCCAGAGGCGCTTTTTAAAGTCAAAGGCTCAACGTCAACGGCACCCGAAACGATGCGCCATTGGGTTATGCGGGTTTCATGAACACGGTCAGCGCCCAAATGCGGTGCATAGATACCGACGACTTTCTGCACTTCCTCATCGTAGGCATTGAGTTCATCAGCGACGCGCTTGGCTAAACGGACGGTCTGGTTGCCGCAATTGGTGCCACCCTGTGCGGCGATGTAGGCAGCAAAATCACCCTCATCAGCCGCATGGCGCACGGCTTCCACGGTTTCGTCGAAAGTCTCGGCCAGACTAATAGAACGGATACGGCGGCACTCGCGATAAACGCCCATGGAGGGCAGACCAATCGGGCGAAATTGAGGAATACGCCACGTTGCCGCCCACGCTGTCACCGCCGCAGCGGAGTCAGTTAAAAGCTCGCCGGTTTCATGGTCACGCTCGCCCTCAAGCGCATAGCCGTCGATATTCTTGGCAATATATTTGGCAATGTAACCAGCGGCCCCGCCCTTGTTCATATGCTTGCATTCAAAGCGGTATTTAGCGGCTCCGCGCTCGTCACTGTCTTCTTTCAACGCATAACGGCGCATGACGTCGATAATCTGTTGACGCTGGCGACGCTCACAAAACAGCATCATGTGCCAGTGTGGGGTACCGTCGTGGTGCGGCTCAACCACCCGCATTCCGTAGATGCTTAATTTATTGTCTTTAAAGGCGGTGCGCATTTTGCTCCAAATGTTGCAGAGATAACGCTGTCCGTCTTT